TTCCAACAGAAAAAGCTTGTCCGATAGCAAGTTGGGTCATACCGCCCGGTAAATTACCAGTAAAGTTGCCAGTAACTCCATCTGTCATACCGATAGTCATGCGCAATCTAGAATATAATTGAGCTACATTTTGTGGAACTTGTCCGTTCATTAAACGTGATCCAAATCTCTTGCGAATACGGCCACGGAACATATATGCGTTTTGTAACTTAGCGAATGAACTATCTGTAATTTGCCACGGCTTTAAATTCGTTGTGAGACCGCCATCTAATGGTGCAATCATAAATCTATCTTTTGGCATTTTTTGTCTCCTGATAATTAAGAATTTTCTTTAAATGAACTATCCAGTCGTCAAATTTAAGATCTAATTTAGAATGATTGCAATAATAGCAACAAGTAACACAATTTTTATTAGTATATCCTTTAGAAGGATTAAATCGGTCAATACCATTATATTTAATCTGTAACTTTTTAGTTTTTAAAGTTTTTAATTCATTATCGGGAGCTCTGCCACAATAAAAACAATTTTCAAAAATTAATTTTCCAAAAAGATCATAATCTATAGAAAACTCTCTACATCTTTTTTTAGCTTTTCCCTTGTAGGATAAATAAATTCTTTTTATTCCACTTGTTATATAACCAGCAGTTAAATTGCAACCACAAGATTGTCTAGAAAAATCCCTTAGATGTCCTCCATAAACTAAACATTCTCTTCCACAATCACACTTACATCTCCATTTAGATCCGTGAGGCTTTTTACCTCCTACATATTCCAAAGCTACTAACTTTCCAGATCTTTTTCCGGTCATATCAATAATATCAACACGTTTTTTATAAGTTTTCATAAAAGACATCCTTTCGTTATGTATATATTGTAACATAAAGATGTCTTTTATCATATAATCTTCCTTAGTTTCCAATCGCTAAATAAGTAAGTGTGGTATTAGCTAAGTTAGAACCGCTCCAGGTTATTGCAAATTGAGTTGTTGTTGTGGAAAATATTCCAAATCCACTAGAGCCTAAAGCAGTTTGTGAATTATATCTTTGACCTAAAATGATCTGGAATACGTTATTAAATACTGGAATTCCAGCACCTGTTGGGAATATAACCGGAGCATTAGCGCCCGATGAAGTCCCCGCAGCTACAGATTGTTGACCCCATTTAAGTAATATCCCAGAAGGTAATCTGGTCCAGCCGTTGGTTGTATTTTGAGCTTCAGTAAATGTATAACCTGAATTAGCCCCTAAAGACTGTCGTTGAAAATATAACTCAGGATTACCGCTAAAAGCACCGGTATTGGCATATATTCCTAATTGTGTTGAAGATGTAGCTATTATTGGTGTAGCAGATGGCATTTGCAAAAATTGATGCATACCCTGCTGTCCAGATCCATCGTTATATGGAACATGGTTAACTGAAAAAGCTGTGTTAATTACTGAAAAATTTTGATTAATTAAGTCCCTACTAGCGCCTAAGGTCTGGTTCGGGACTGGAACGTTATTAAGTGCCATTTTAAGCTCCTGTTTATATTCGAGTCGACAAAAACTCGACTGAACTCGACAAATTATTTTGTATACTATTCTGTTTAAAATCCACCTGGCGCACCCCAATTACCCCAATTTCCATTTGAACTACCAACTTGGTCTGTGTAGATAGTGGCTGTTCTTTCATTTGTATATTGAACGTTAGTTCTACGCAAGCATAAACGTTCTTGGTTCTTAAGTTCTGGCATTATCAATTGTACAGAATCTATATCTGATCGGTCTTCAAAGATTTTTTTTGCGGCTAAGTATGCTATATATTGCCAGTACTCTTCAAGTTCTGGACTTTGGTTAGATGCTAATAAAGCTGTAGGGCGTTGATATACTTCAAAGTTAATACGATAAGATTGATCTGGTATTGGTCTTATCGTAAAAGTGTTACTATAATAAAGTACAGATTGTGGCAATCCAGCTACTTGAGGCAATGTTTGGCTTGTTATTTGGGTTCCAGCAACTGTTGCTTGTGGGAAATTAACAATAAATGCTCCAGTAAGATAATTTATATTGTTATTCGGATCAACAACTGTTGGTGGTATTCTTAAAGCTGTTTGATAAGCTGAGCTATTTGCATCGTATAAATTACCTATATTTATTTTAAATCCAGTCACTGGGTCAACAACTGGAACGTCAACCATAGCCATACCTACGATTTCGCTGGTTCCCGGTGTTCCAATCGCACTGAATAAAACTTGTCCTTGAACCAAATAAGTATTTTGTACTAATCCAGTAGGGGTAATTGATTGTGACGTATTAATAACTCCAGAAAAAGGTCCTGAAGATCCATTACCAATAGCACCGATAGAACTAATAGAGTTAACTTTAGGATATAGTCCATAAAACTGCTCAGGAGATTGACTTAAAAGTGTTGGAAAACCAGCTATATAAAACGGCGGATGAATAGTTAAATATTGATTTTGGAAATTATATAAAGGGTTATTGGTAGCTCCAGCAAAAGAAGCAATGTCGGTATTATATTCATCTTGACCCGGATTGGTAAAGAAGGTGAATTCTGTTCTTAGATTAAATGTTCTAAGAGTTTCTGGAAAATCATAAACTACACAGGTATTAATATAATTATCTAAATCAGCTTGCGACAATTGATCAGTAGAGGGAGATCTAGTTAATCTTCTTACTTTTGTTTCAATAGCAGACAAAGTTGTACTGTTTGCTATAGTGGGTGATGGAAGGGTCGGATTTGACATATTTATCTCCTATTAAAGAACGTTTTGTACGGCTGCAGTTAATATACTGTTATCTTCTCCGATCGCAGTGCAAAGTGGATAACTATATGCGCTGCTCGGCCATGATCCAAAAGACAATAATGGATCATATAAAGAAGTATCTATATTAATTGTATAGGTGTTTGCTGATGTCACAACAATAGTTCCTGTTTGTTGATTAATTTGTTGCATTCCAAATCCAACTGGCACTTCTATACGTACCACTGTCCCAGTTACATACAAATGTGGGATGGTGGTCGTAACAGATGCAGCTCTAGCATTTGTTATAGCTTGTACTACACGCATTGCTGGTTGGTAAATCGGATCAACAAAGCTGTAATATGGGTTTCCCATGGTTTAAATATTTTCTATTGTGATTAAACCAGTATCTCCAGATTCAATATCTCCAGTATCTACAAACTCTAGAGATTGAAATCCAAATCTACGCACTTTTTTACCGATTCTTTGGCGAGGTACACCGTTTTCATCCACAGCATGCGCGTGTATTGGATACCAGCCGTTCTTATTCAAATGCTTAGCAACTCCAAGCGGTATAGAATAAATATGACCGTCAGTCATGGAATATTTCTCTACTGGCTCATTTTTAAATTCTTTAAATACGAATTCCATTAAGCCACCGGGAATTTCATAAAATCTAAATATGCCCTTAACTAGCTCACGATTTTTGTCGCGCATGTATTTATAGTCAGGAGCTTTAGATTTATCTTGCTCGTTAGGTTCTCTGCTACCTGGTCGGCGGTGATTGCTCGGAGTTATATTTTTAGGTGGTGTTTTTACTTCTTCTTTTGATTTATCAAATTCCATGAATTATCTTTCGCTCATAAGAGGGGAGAAATTAATCTCCCCGTAAAATAGTTAAGTATTAAAGACCGCCGTAAGTAGACTTACCAGCAACCCAATATAAAGTATCCGGTGTACCGACATCCATAGCAGACCATGATACTGAACCAGCAGGTCCAAATATTGGCGCACCTAAGGCATTTCCGTTTCCACCTATACCTAGTGTCATACCCAAGAATCCAGTATTAACAGTAGAATCAGACAATATACCAGTGTTAGTGTTATATATTTGATTACCACTAAGATCTACCGGTGTTTGAGAAGCTGTTGAAGCAAGAGCTACAGCAGTATTTTCTCCAACAGGAGTTACTTCTGGGAAAGAAGAAGGTTGTTGAGCTATTGTAGGCCATGTAAATGCAGTAAATCCTGTTGTATCCACGTTTATAGTGAAGTTATAAGCATCTACTACTGTTACAATTGAGCAAGTTAAATAGTTGTTAGCTGAAGTTGGATTCAATTGAATCATTCCAGAAACTGATGGAATATTAAATCTAACCGCTTGTCCAGGAACGTATTGATGCGGAACGCTAACAGAAACTTGAGCATTTGTTGCTTGAGTAATGTTAACCACGTATCTACGTCTTGGATAATAAAGCGGGTCAAATTGAACTATTCTATAAGAACCAGCGCCACCTATAGCACCCGGAGCAGTAGCTAATGGGTTAGTAGCTGTTAATAGTGTAAAGTTTGTGTTAGCAGTTACTGCACCAACAACAAAATCTATACCGTTAACATCAGTTTGAGCTGTGCTAGCTAATCTAACTATTGTACCGACTGAGACACCAGCTGTATTACCAGTGGATACCACAGGTCGAGTAGCATTAGTAGAAGCAGTCGTAGCAACTGATGAAGTTAATGGATTGCCAGATGGATCATAAAGAGTAAATCCACCAGTAAGTAAAGTATCACCAGAAATCACTGCAGAAGCAGCAGCTTTATAGTTAACTATACCTGTTCCAGCAGCCATTCCACGTTGCCAGTACCATGAAATACCTATATAAGCATTTGCTGTACCGTTAAAATAAGCTGAACCAGCAAGGCCATTTAGTCCGTAAGAAGTATAATCGTATACTCTTACCCAATCAGCATTTGAAGGTATTTGAATAACCGTAGGATTAGCGTTACTTACGCTTACATTACCTGAATTAGGGTTAGTTAATCCAGACATGTTAGCAGTAAACGTACCTTGGCCTAGTATTGTACCGTCCATGTTTTCTCCTTAAGCTTTAGTTGCACGTAGATTGATGATCCACAAATCGTTTGTGATTCTAGGAACTTCCGCAAATTTATATCCAACTGAAGCATTTAGTGCCAAAGGCCCGTCGTATATAGGCGGACGATAGATGAAGGATGCGGAATAACCGTCCTGCTCGATACATGCATAGGCTTCCATACCAACACAGAAAATATTGTAAACAGTATTTCCCAATGAAGAAGCATTTGGAACCATTGATCCAATAGAAGATAGCAAGAATCTTAAGTTAGATACTGCACCCCACTCAGAACGCAATGCATTCATAGGTGATGGATATTGCGCTTTGGCAATAAAACCTGCTACGCCTTCTAAATTTCCAATAAGCTGAGTAGAAGCTAATGCGAAGTAAGCATCTCTCACCGGAGCCGTACCAAATCGGTCTTCTCCCTCTATATTGTCCATTATTGTATAAGCATTATTGTCTGCCAAAGTTGCAATGATGGTATCAACGTCTGAGCGCTCTATTTCAGTTGGTACGTCACCATTAGTTCCTCCTGTACAGTTTATAAAGCTGGCAGTTGAAGCTAACATATCACGAGTTAATTGATCTTCTGTTTGGCGTAGCGAGACACCTAGCCTAGCCGCACATTCATTCAATACCGGATCTTGGTTTTGACTAATAGAAATATATATTTCTATTTACTGTTACTTTTGTGACTTATTTAAATAATAAGCGATGGGTCTTGTTAATCCCCATTCCCAGTCTTTCGAAAGGGTTCAGACTATCACATCTCATATAATTATGAGCCAAAGGGTTTAGTCGTTGCGGCTGTGCGTTAAATATGATATTCTGTATAGTATAATAACATTTCAAAACATAAGAGAAATCATGAATAGATATCCATATATCAGAAAAGATTATACCCCTACACAATGTGCCTATCTTGCAGGAATAGTAGATGGCGAAGGAAGTATATACATAGGTGCTTTTAGTTCTAATCCAAAGACAGGAACTCCTCATTATCAAACCAATATTGAAGTCAATAATACTGATGTTGGATTGATAGATTGGCTTGTTAATACCTTTGGGGGTAAAAAACTTGCATATACCTTTAACCAAACTCCTAAAAATTCCCGAAAGCCAGTTTTTCGCTGGATTGCAAGTGGCGATAGAGTTACTCATATGTGCGAGATCATGATGCCTTATTTGATTATCAAAGTTAGGCAAGCGCAAATTATGCTTAAAATGCGAGAAACTTTCAAACATACTGGCGTTCATAAAGGCAAACAAGGTATTCCAAGTGTTTCTAAAGAAATTCTTGAAATCAGAAAAGAACTTGAAGCCGAAATGAGATCTTTGCACTGTCGTAACTATCATAAATAATACTTGCCTCTGGTTGCCATGCTCTATTTGCTAAATAAAGTTTAGGTTTTCCATGTAATTACCTTCGGTTTATTCACGCCTCAGTTAAAAATCCAAGCGTGACCTGTTCGTTGATACTGACATATGTTCCGTAGAAAGAGATCTTGGCATCAATATCTATGGCCGTTAGGTTTTGCGGAGGTGGAGTCACACCAGTGTTTCCAAGTGGAACCATTGCTGTATTTAACGGATTATAACGACGCATTCTTAAAGTAGTACCACCATTTCTCGGCATATTTTTTTTCATAGCCGGAATTTTGTGGATCATATTTGGCACTGGAACGCTTAGTAATTTATAACTAAACGATTGTTGCACCACTCTGTTACTTTTATTGACCAGGCTTGCAAATTTTAAAGCCAATGTATGGCTACCGTGGCGGGAAAACCTCTTCGGATTCTCCTCTCTACATTACTGCAGAGGTCGGACTATCGCATCGCATTTCTGCGTCTCTGGGTTTAGTCTCTCAGGCTGTATTTAAACTTGCCCCTTGTTGCCCTTCTAACATGAAGGATTTCCAAGTCAATTACCAAAGATTTAAAGCGCCCATGAGCGTTTAGGCGCTGGCAACGTGCTAGTTGTTGTGATAGCCATTAGGCTCCTTAAGTTTATATTAAAAATTCTGAAAGCTTAAAAAGCAAACAGGTTTTCTTTACGCTTAAGTTTGACGAGGACTTGTTACGTCAGTGAATTGGCGAGATTCAGTACGCCAGGATTTGTTTGAAGTAAACGACTCTTCAGATACGTTTGAAACATTATAGGACAGGATTTAAACTCTTCACAAGGATTTCTTAATTGTATTTATAGGTTTTTCATATATACTTATGCTCATTATAAATTTAGCCTTTAAGCTTAGTAAGCCGTTGGTCTCCCCGATCGGTTGACATTGGAGACATCTGGACTGACATTTCGGCTGATGAGCATTATTTTGCGAAACATATTATTGTATGTACCGCGGAGTTTCCCCAGTCAGTGAATAAATGGAAACCTAGACCGATCATATTTTATTAACTGTTCACAAGAATTTTTTGTGTTATAATAATTACAGTTATTAGAGTGATAACTCTTCTTAACTTTTCCCCCCTTTCTTTTGTATAGAGGTTGAGTCTGTCATGATTCTCAATCTCTATTTTTATTTACCATAAAATATATATTATTTTTATTATTAATAGAGAAACTGGTGCGACAAAACACATTATCCTAAAAATATTCAAATCAGTATTTTCATCTGTTACTAAAAATGCAATTGATAAAAAAATAAATGTCCATATAAGATGAAATAATAGAAGCCATTGTCCAAAATCTCTAATTAAAGTAATCCACTCATTCATAATTCTCAATCTCTATTTTTATTATAAATTCTTCGCAGCATCTCTCATCTCTTGTATTAACTTTTGTTTCAAAGATTCAGTTAATCCATTCTCAAAAGCATTAGCCTGAGACAGCGGAGAACTTCCACGTTGAGGAGCTATGCTATTCATAGGCTTAGGTTTTGCCGAATTAATTTGGGCTTTAGCTTTTTCAGAAAGATATGATTCTTCTTTATTAATTCCAAGATTTTTTATCATTGTATAAGCTGCAACTCCTTTAGAATAGACGTCTTGAGTAGAGCTAATTGTATGAAATATTTCTGGATATTGGTTTTTAAGTTTATCCAAATTCTCACCAGAAATGACAGAATCTAAGTCTGGATACTTAGATCTTAGTTTAGCTTCAGTTAAAGCTAACTGGTGTTCTTGTTGTTGCTGCGCGGTTAATTGCTTATAGTTGTTTAATTCTTTTTTAAGATCTTTATATTTCTTATTTAAAGATTTAAGATGTTTGCCTTCAGCCAGATCATCTTGGCCTATTTGTATATCATCTTCTTCTTCAGATTCTTGTTGTTTTGGTTGTTCATATTGAGATTTAAGCTGCATAGCATAACGAATTGCTTCTTCACGCTCTTTTTCAGCGCGTTCTTTAGCTTCTCTTAAATATCTAAGATTTTCTTCTCTGTCCGAATTCGTTTTAACTGATTTAGCAGGTTGAACTACTTCTTCTTCGATTTCTTCTATGTGTTGTTCTGGTTCTGAATATTCTTGCGTAACTTCTTGTTCTGGTTGTTCTTGGATTTCTGGTTGTTGTGCGGCTGCTTCTAATTGTTGTTTCAGTGACTCATCTTGTATAAGTTCACCGTTTTTACCATATCTAACTTGAAAAGACATTCTGCTCCTTTAAAATGAACTGTCGACGAGTTGTCGACGTTTTGTAGACGACTGAATTAGTTTTTTATTAAATTTGAATCTTCTTCTTCTTTATTTAATTTTTTACACAGTCTTTTTAATGTTCCATCTCTATAATCGAGCACGAAATTAAGCAACTGTCTTTCAGATGGATGGACTTTTATTCTGTTCTCGTATAAATATTGGCAAACAGGTCTACCGGGAACTGTCCAGATATATTCAATAGATTCAGCTTCTGAATTATATCTATAAACAGTCTGATCATAATTAGGTGTTGGGCATGTTGATCGGTCTAAGAAGTAATTTCTGAAGACATTTGGCATCAATCTTTCATTTTTGGTTAAAACAACCACATAAAAGTTACCAACGTATTTCTTTTTATTAATTTCAACGCAAGATATTAATTCAGCGATATAATTTTCTTGCATTGCCCGTTCTATTTCTATCGGGTCTCTACTTTCCGGAGATTTTTGCATCAAATCTGACGCAATTTTACCCACTGTTTCTCTACCTTCAGGGATTACAGCAGAATCAATTATCTTTTTCGCTCTCTCTTTCAAATTTTCTTTGGCTTCGCTCATTACTCTCCTCTGAAATTTGTATTTTATTTTTAGTTGGTCTTAAAACAGACCTTGAAAGAATTGGGGTTGTAAAACTTAAAAGTATTAATATTTCTTTAATCATAATTTTAAAACCCCTTCTAGGGGAATAGGTAAGTAAACCTAGAAGGGGAACATAAAGGCAATTTGTAGTTATTTATAGTTATTTTTTGTGCTTCTTAGACATCTTCTTTTTTTTGGACTTCTTTTTAGATTGTCCAGATTCAGAAAGAGATATCGCAATGGCTTGTTTTGGGTTAGTTACAACTGGTCCCTTTTTTGAACCAGAATGTAAATCTCCGCGTTCGAATTTTTCCATCTCGCGTTTCATAACTGCGCGTTTTTCTTTTTTAGGCGCTGATTTTTTCAATTTAGGCATTATTTCTTCTTTCTAAGTTTACCAAGAGTTTCAGCTAAACGGGCACGTTTTCCCTCTACACCTTTTTTCTTGGCGGCTTTCGCCAAAGTTTTTTTAGGTATAGTTTTGCCTTTTTTAATATGCAATTCTTTGCGGAGCGCACCTTTGTGCTTAATTGCTCCCTGTATCCAATTTTTCTTTTTAGCAGCTGGCATCTTAAACACTCTTTCAAAAAGGGTTTATTTTTTGAATTTGTCACTTTGATCGTACATAGCTAATCGCTCTGGGTATCTCCAAGAATCGAAAGTATGATAAATAGGCTTGCCATGAAGATTAGCCATTGCATTGTGGTCCTCGGATATCATTCTAGCATCTGCCCGTTCTTGTCTTCGTCTCGGATCCACATTCTCGCGTAAGGATGCAAATAGTATTTCCATAATTTCTCCAAAATAAAGGGGATTTTTTAGGTCCCCTTTTGTAAAGCAATTGATTAAATATCCAACAGAATATTCACAATCGAAGCAAGTCTACCTCGCCTTATTAGATTCTGTAAAGATTAATCTTTTATTCAAATATTCTTGGTGTTTATTACGTTTAAAAGCCATAGAAGGCGGTACTCCCATGATTTTATAAGCTATTTTTGTACACTTTTTATTCATGCGAGGCATTTGTGGCATAATAAACTCCGTAAGTTAAACTTTTTTAGGATGTAAGTGTTTATCACGTTGTCCGCCATCAAGAGAATCCATTTGGTGATCAACGCCTTTTATAGTGTCATCCAAGCCTTCTGGCATATAATCTCTATGTTTTGGATAAGGCTTAATCATAACTTCTTGAGGCATATTAGCTATTGCACTCATATCATTATGTATCATTCCAGCATCTTGCATCTCTTGAGTTCTACGTGCATATTCTCCGGAATAGTCACCTTGGCTCATTTTATCGTGGTATCTTTTTGCCATTGTTGGCCTTTCAATAGTAACTGCGGGACGTACCCGCAACGTTGTTCGTCTAACTACCCAAAACAGAACTATTCTATTTCAGTGTTATTTATAAACCTATACGCTGTTCGGCTCCCGAATTTTCGCTTTGGGGTACCCCAACAGGTTTGGAACTTTTTAAAGTTTCTGCGTTCTGCTGTTTCAATAAAGCTTCTTGTTGTTTTAAGTTATTAGCAGTTACTAAAAGCCGTTCAATATGGTCAATATCCATGCCTTCTAGTTCTTTCATAGCCTTAACTACATTTAAGAACCCAGCATCTTGTTCTTGAATTGCTTTAGCTTTTCTTTCAACTTCAAGAGCGCTATTTTCAGGAACACGGGAATATCTTTCAACACCCATACCTTCAGCTGCGAGAGTTTGAGCTTGCATAAGTTTAATTTGAGCTTCAGCTTGTTGAGCTTGCAACTGTTGTTGTTGCTGCATAGCTTGTTGTTGTTGTTGCTGTTGTTTTTGAATAGATTCAACAAGTTGTTTCTTATTCTGGACAGTAGCAGATTCAAGAAGTAGATCATCAGGAATAGGAACTCCCACCTCACGTAATTGAAGTAATTGTGCAAATTGCATTTGTTTTTGAGTAGATGTATTTAAACCATCTTCCACAGTGGCATGGTATTTACCAAAAGCTTTGTTATAAAATTGTGGCGCTGGTTCTTGGCCTTCTAGAATCTTTTTAATTTTTCCAGGAGTAAAGTTGATCTGTATAAGATCGATCATTAATTTACCAAGAAGTTTTTGAGCATGATCAAGATTATCGAATAAACCCTGTAAAGTAGTTAATCCGGCGCCTTGGCGAAGCATTGATAATACGCCAGCTTTATCATCAATCGCGCTGCCGAGTAGTTCCTGGTTTACTCCCGATATCAAATTCATTTCATTACTTAACATTTCAGACAATTGGATCATAGATGGTGGTATATCACCAGGAGATATCTTTTGAACATCAGTCATCTGTGCTTCTTCTTTAAGAGCTATGCCTTTGCCTTGTCCTGATAAGAATATATCTTTTGGATTAACCAGAGCATTCTCTTTATAAATGTATCCAGAATTTATCTGACTTTCCAATATGTCAAGATTTATTATCATTTTTCTATTAAATAAATACTGACTGTCACGTAATCCGCGGACTACACCCTGTAATCTATACGGGTAATAAGGAGATTCTGGATTGTAATATGAGAAAACTGGTACAAAAGGATAATAATCTGAACCACTTGGTTGTGGTCCGTGGTATAAGACCTTTCCTTGAACAACGATCGCCAGTTTAACAGTGGGAACTTCTTGTTCGATAATTGTGACTTGTGGATATAAATTCAAGAATTGTTTTAATTTATCTTTGTCTTGAGAACGCCACTCCATAGTTTCGCCAGTTTCTGTATCAACTAGCATTTGTTGGGTTCTAAAGTCTCTATAGTAGTATTCGTCGTAAGTTAAAAGATCTTTCATCGAGTAATTATAAGATTCTGGAATAAATTGAAACTTACCGTCGCGGGCTGAACCTTGGTCATTACCATACATATTAACTATCTGATCTGCATGTTCTGGCAATAAAGCAGCGCATTGTCTTTTAGTTAAGAAAGTTCTTTTCCAAATAGAATTACAGTCTGAAAGATCTGCTTTCTTAAAAAATGGATCTATTAAAAAACTGTTATAAGAGCAATTATCAACGCGTATATTACCCGAAACTGGATCTTCTCGATAATCCATCCAAACTTGTAATAAGTTCATTCCACCAATTAAAGAACCTTTAAAAGCATCTGAAATGGTTTCAAGAACCCCGTCTTGTTGATTAACCCACATTAATACTTTAGTGAATTGATCAGCAGTTTCAGCATCTCCATTTTCTATAGGAGTTACAATTGTAGATTTACGAGTTCGTCTTTGATGTCCATCAATCATATTTATGATTGGCATAATTCTATTAAAGCTGAATTGACGCCGTCTATTTGCCGGTAGATTACCATAAAGATCGTTCCACAAAGACTGATCGCCCAAATAGAACCGCAAGTCAGTATCAGCTTCAGACCAGAACGATTGGTTCATAGTTATGGCTTCAGCGTAGAAAGTCTCCATACGTGATAGTATCGGACGATCTTTTTCATCAAGATAAGAAGGAGATAAATTCGGAAAGATCATTACTTCTGTTCCTCTGTAATTCAATTAATAATTATAATTTTATAATCGAATTATAAGTTGCCACAAGTAAATATATAAATTATTTTTCAGGTTTAATTTTGGATTCATCTTCTAAGATGCGCTTATACTTTTCAATAATAGCTTCACAGATAATATCTGATCTAGTTTTACGCGCTCTTTTTTGAATAAATTTTTGGGTGGGATGGTAAAGTTCTTCAATAGCCATATGAGCAGCCGGATCTAAATATACAGCTATTTTTACATAATTATGTACTGCCATTATTACTCCAAATGGTATAAATATTCTATAAAAAAATACTAATATTTTGGGTGTTGAATTGTCCATAAAAAAAAGGGACCGGTGGATAATTCCGGTCCAATACGTAAAAATAGAAAAGAGAAAGGAGTGATTATGAATAAAGTAAACATAGATCACTTTCAGACTAATTTAAATTTTAAATTGCCACAAATAAAAATACCGGTTTTTTATACCGGTACTACAAAATAAATAAGGTCTAGAAAATACCTTAATCATATAAATTTATATCATACTTTTTTAGTTGCCACAAATAAAAAAGATATAGTGCCTTGACCCGACTATATCTTTTTTATCTCTCATCTCATAAATATCAAGTAAACGCAGCGGGACTTGCACCTGCACCTTCCTCGTATGTCTACAGAACGTTCTACTACTTTAACTATACGTTTACTATTTTGGAGACTAGAATAGGATTCGAACCTATGAAGACATTACATCGATGGATTTGCAGTCCATCCCCTTTGGCCGCTCAGGAATCTAGTCATAATCTTTATCTCTTAATTAATTTTTAATTTTTCACGATTTACAAGGTGCAATGATCGAAGTTCCTCAAATAATACTTTTCTTGATTCCATTATATTTCCTTCAAGAGACTGAAAACCATACTTACCTTTAATAGAATTAGTATTAATTTTTATATAAGTTTTTCTCATTTCTATCATTATTTCGCACTGCCGTTTTTTACTTATTAAAAAAGGTAATACTTTAGAACATAATAATAAAATTTCATTGGTAAGAATCCATCTATATAATTTTTTTCTAGCATTTTTTATAGAAGGTTTAGGAATATATTCGTATTTTTTACCACCAAATGTATTCGATAACCAATTTATTAAATTTTCATCGGTATTACTAATTTCTAATTTAGTTTGATAATGTGGAAGACGAGTTTTTGATTTTGCATGTATAAGACTTATATACATACTACCACAACTATCTATAATACCTGCTAGATACGATAATTGTAGATCTGTGTATTTTTTTTCTTTCATATTTTACCTTATGCTCATTGTATTGTAACAATATAGCATAAAAATATATAAAAGGAAAAACTATCTCAAATCAGGTATATCATCTCTAAATATATTCGGCATATTTGAATTATGTCCATAAAGGGACTCTTGATATCTTCTATCTAATTCTTCAGCAGATAACGAATCTCTAGTTCTTGGTAAACTTAAAACAAGATATCTCATCGCGTCCGCGTAATGAGAAAACTGGTCATGTAGAGGCTGGCTAGAATATACTTTCTTTTTAGCGTCATATGTTTGTCTATAGTTTTCTAAAGCTTTTATTAACGGCGCGCATTTTCTTTCATCTATCCATATCTTACTAAAAGCTGACCGAACAGCCTCAATTCCGTCCATTACTGAAAGATTTGGAAGAGCTGATACCATTTTATGGTTAACCAT